GCTGTCTTCACTAACGGTGCATTTCGAAGTGGATATGGAAACACCTAAGTCATTAATAGTTTTAATATACATTTTGTATACATCACTATTGGTGTCTAAGGTGTCGTCACCTAAGATTAAGTAACGGTAATTACGTACGTTCCTTAATCCGCACTTGTGCGCGCACCATGCTTTAACAACATGGTGTGTGAATGTCGACACCGCCCATGAGCTTAGTAAACCCATGGGGTTGCCGACTGCGTACTGGACCTCTCCAACATTTTTGTTGAAGAATTTCCGGTGCGTCGTGACTACTCTCCACATCCTACCTACTTGTTCACCATATGCAGCAGATACTACCGCCTCCTCTAAAATAGCAGGAAAGCGATCAGTAAAAGCTGTCATATCTGAACTGTATAAGTTGGGACCCAGACCTTTAACAAGGTCTGGAATCCTATCTTGGAAATAAGTTACATCATTCGGTATCCGACGTAGCCCTTTCATGAATGCATCATGCAAACCTGATAAGGCTACATTGGATCACCAGTCCGCTATAGCAACAACGCGTGTTTTACACGCCTTGTCCTGTAGGAAGACTAGTTTAGAGTGAATTAATTCACTCTGATCTGAATCTTGGTACTTATCCATGTCGATCTTAGGAATCACATCTTTGATGTAATCCCTAAGGACGGTATAGAGAGTCTTATCTTCCTCAGACCGCAAGGCCTGAAGGTCTTTAAGACAAGTGATTGAAGCGGGTCCGTTTGGACCAGCTTTATTACTTAGTACCAATCGTGGTTTACCTAGGGATTTAGGCAAAAGCCTAAATATCCAAGGTTTACTACGGATGTAATCCGATATATCGTTAAGAATATCATCTTTAGCGCTAGATTCGGCCGTTATAGTATCAATTGAGTAATCAGGTTTACACCTGAATTCCTCTATCAGTCGTAAGACTGACATTGAATACATAACGGATAACCTAGAACTTCTGTCTGGTTTCAAAAAGCGAATAGCTTTCGGAAACCCGTCCCTATCTGTTTTACAGAATGGGATATTGGTGACAGTTTGTTTTAATGCAAACTGTACCGCAACCA